AACCAGGTCAAACGACGACGACGCAGGAATGTGAGGATACTTATGAAGGTAGAAGGGATCCATGTTGTATTGTCCACCGGCCTCCTCATCCTTCTGAAACTGGCTGCTCATGAACGTCTTCGGCTCCTTGAGTCCTGTCAGACGGAGGCTCACGATTGAACGATCAAAGTCAATGATCTTCATGATGTAGCCGAAGGTCGGCACCTTGTAGACTGACATTCCGTGAGTGTAGAACAGGTGAGTCTGGTTCGTCTTGACATACATGATGTTGTTGCCGTGGAGATCGTTGTGAGTGAACCCAAACGTCCGCTGAGCGTAGGCAAGGGCAAAGACCACCTGAGACACCCATGCAACGTGCTTCTCCTCCTCCGTGTGCAGCTTGACCAGATCGTAGAAGGTCCCCTCGCAGACTTCCATCACCGTCGTCACAACCGGAACATCGCTGAATGTCGCCCAAGCAAACGGCTCAGGCTCCTCACCCTCACCTTCTTCCTCATCCTCGGACCGCTCGGAGCAATCACACGACTCAATATCGTAGACGTCGTCGTCCTCTTCCTCCTCATCCTCCACCTCGGGGGACTCTGAGGATGCCACATCATAGGCCTCAGGTTCACGCACCTCTGCGTTGCTGACGTGATCGGCCTCCACATCCTCAACGCCATCCAGAAGGATGTCCTCAGCCGTATCCACGGCAACCCTGGCCCGACGCGTGTGACTGAACTCGGCATCATGACCTGCCGTCCGCAGCTTCAGCTCAAACGTCTTGCCAATGCGATCCGCAAACCAGCCCTTCTCAGTGAGCTCCTCGTAATCATCCGAAATATCAATCGTGTGACTTCCCGCCATACCTACGTAGACGCCGTAGACCTTAGGAAAGTGTTCACACTCTGACTCTGACAAGGCAATGGACGTGATGGCACCCACATAGGCCGCAGTGTGCGGGCTCTGCATCCGGTCCTGCATATCGTCTGCCACATCGGCACGCTTCGGGACACCAAAGGAACCGTAGTCACCCCGCATGGTCTTGAACGGCGACAGAATCATCGTGGTCTTGCGATGAACCGGCACTGTCTGTCCCTTCACCTTGACATGGGTTGCATCCACAATGGACTCAACGGGGTTCTCCAGCTTGACACCATAGTCATGCAGCCCAGCAAGGTTGTCCGTCTTGAAGAGCTTTTCAAGACACGGAAAGAACGGCTGCAAGCTCTTCATTGACCACGCAGTTCCATCCAGCTTGGGTAGACGATGAATCTTCATCTGGACGGAGTTGGTCCTCAAATCCTTTCCCATTATGAAGTGTCTCGGCGATGAATGCAGAAAAATAAACGACGAGGAGAACAAGATGAACTTTCAACTGCGAAAGTTTAACATGGACATGATCAAGGACAGATGTGGAATGGACTCTCGCAAGAGTCCTATGATCGTGATCATTGGCAAGAAGGACACGGGTAAGTCCTTCTTGGCTCGTGACCTGCTCTATAACGTGCAGGAGTGCTTCCCTGCTGGTATGGTGATCTCGCCGACAGAGGTCGTCAACGAATACTTTCAAGCGTTCGTTCCATCCAAGCTGATTCACGACAAGTATGAGCCGGCCAAGGTTCAGGCATTCATCAAGCGACAGTTTGCAGCCAAGCAGAGGTTCCTGAAAAGCAAGGGAAGTGGTTCTCCGGTGGATCCTCGTGCGTTCCTGATTCTGGACGACTGTTTGTATGCAGCCAAGGAGTGGATCAATGAAGAGTCCACTCGGTTCGTGTTCATGAACGGCCGCCATTTGGATATGATGACCATTATCACCATGCAGTATCCGCTCGGTATTACGCCCAACCTCCGCACCAACGTGGACTTCGTCTTCATTCTTCGCGAGAATATCCTAGGTAATCGTCGTAGAATTTACGAGAATTACGCGGGTATGTTTCCGACCTTTGAGATGTTTTGTGATTTCATGGATCAGTGCACGGAGAACTACGAGGGACTGGTCATCTGCAACAACGTATCATCCAACAAGCTGGAAGACCAGGTGTTTTGGTATAAGGCATCCGAGCACCCCCCGTTCAGGCTGTGTGACCAGTCTCTGTGGAACGACAACCGTCCGTTCCAGTCGGCTATGCTCGGCGGCGACGAGTATAACGCCGCCTCTTTGAGGAAGAAGAACGCCCCGCCTTCCGTCTGGGTAAAGAAAACCGGCGAGTAGATCGGCCGCCCATAGTAGTCTCTTCGTAGGAGTCAAGTACAATTTGAGCAGCCGCCAATGTGGAGGCCTCGCTGTCGTCATCCACATCCATCTTAATGGCGTCCTGAATGACCGGATCATCACGAGTCACTGTGGAAATACGAGATTTATCGAGAAGTGCTGACCCCAGACCATCAACGTATTCGCTCACGACCTGCTTGTATGTCTTGGGTTCTATATACACAAAACTACCCAGTATAAGAGTTGTCGCCGAACCCCGCGGCATACCGAAATGCTGCCGGAATGCATCGCCAGTTGACCGAAAAAACCCCGCCCAGTCTTCTTCGGGTATGATCCGATTCCTCTGTGCATCAAAAATGGCGAGCTTGTCAGATGCATCCTTCTTGCAGGACCACTTTGTCTCTGCACTGCCCGCGAACTTGAAGCCCTTCACGATTGTAAAGATGTGTCCACCACCTCCATCACGACTCCCCAGAAGAACAAATGTCCCGCACTGAGGGAACAGTGAATCGCGAAGCAGCGTCATGAGTTCTGGGTATACGGTAGTCTCATCCTTCATAACAGGAATGGAGTTTCCCTGCCCAGTGGCAATGCCTCGTCGTTCCATGAACCCCCGCCAGTGGCTCATAAACATACCCTTCCCTTTGACGGTCAAGAGATCGGCAAACTGAGGGCTAATCAGTCCCAGCGAAAGAGCCGTTGTTGCACCGCAGTTTGGTGACGTGTCTGTTTGATGAGGAGGAGCCTTGTATAAGGTGACGCTGTGGCAATCAAATGGAACCTGAAACAGTCGGGTCGTTGCCTCCCCCATTGTAAACGTCTCCTATTTTTTGCTTGCCATGACGGAGAAAATTAACTGCGTTTAGACTAAATGTCCAAACACGCCGAAGCCGAAATGCGTGCTGACCAGGCTCGCCACAAGACAGGTCGTGAGATTGACCGTGCTGCACGTTCCAGTTCCAGGCGTTCGTCGAAGGCCGCCAGCAAGCGTGGATTTTCCCACTCTGCCTTCACTGGAACTCTTCCCGGATCCCACGCCTATCGTTCGGCGGCGATCCTTCACAAGATGGCCCACAAGGCTGAGCCCTCGCGCACGCACGCTCACACATTCCGGGCTGGTCGCCGTCACCGCCGTGGTCGCTCTACCCGCCGCCGTTAAATAGAATCTGTGCAGTGAGTAATGGATCTCGAACAGTGGGAAACTACTACGTATAGCCCTCCAGGCGGCCCGGGTTGGCGTGGATTTGACGTCAAAGGAAACCCAGGCGGACTTGTTCAGCGTGTTGCAGGAGATCTGCTTCAGCTGCGTAAGAGCAACCGTGATGGTCTTGGATGGAGACCCACTGATCCGACAATGCAAAAAATAGTCGCGAAGATACCTACTAGGGGCGAGGATCAGCAGGCCGCAGTTCTTTCGAGTCTTTCATTTCCCCTGGAATATAAGCGTCCGAATCCAATTTGGGTATCTGAACAGATCCGTCAGAAGATCTCAGCTGATCCCAAGTCCAGTGCAAGGGCTCAGCGGTTAGCTGCACGTAATGCAAAAATGGCTACTACACAGGCTGTTAATTCTTCTGAACCTGTCATTCCCGTTGACGGGGAAGCTGAAATGAATGCTGAGGAGCAAGCTGTTGCAGACGCACAAGTTGATGACGCCATGGATGCCCTTACATCTGCAATGGGGAAGTCAGGTTTCAGTGGTGGTCGCCGTCGCAAGACCCGTCGTGGACGCAAGGTCCGCCGCAGCCGTCGCCGCTCTACTCGCGCATAACACCCTCGGTCGGGTGCACAGCCTTTGATGCGTCCTCCAGGGCCTTCTCCTCTGCGTTGGCCTTGCGACGCTTCTCATTCTCCTCCTTCTGAGCCTTGATGGCCTCCTCACGCTGCTCAGCAAAGAACATCTCCTTGTTGGACTCGTTCTCCTTGTACTTACGCATCAGCTCGTTCAGCTCCTTCTCAGCATACTCCACCTCCGGCATCAGGTGCTCCGAGGGATCCCACGGCAGCCATGCACCGACCTTACCGATGTAGAGGTTGTCCTTCGGGTAACGACGCTGCAGCACCTTGGAAAACATCTGAGCCTCCTCCACCGTCGCAAACGCACGGCGAACCTTGACACCACGAACGTTGGTCCGGAACTCCACAGAGTTGTCGTAAGACTCCTGCACCTCCTTCTCGTGCTTGAGCAGGAACACCTGATACTGCTCGTGAATGTCCGTCTTCTTCACCTCATCCTTGCGGACACTCACGAAATCATTCGCATCCTTCAGCAGGTCGTCAATCTTGACAGAGTACTTCTTGGACAGAAATGCCATGAAGTTCTCCATGCCCTTGACCTTCCACTCGTAATCCATCCACTCCACAAACTTGCTGAAGAAGAACTCCTCCTTGTTCTGGATCACCTTCTCCGGACTGATGAACGACACAATGCAGTACTTCTGTGTCGGGATCTCCGGGTCCTCATCAAGGTAGTCAATCGGGCCAGACTCGTCACGCTTAGGGAGCTCAGTGCGGGGCATTTACTTCTTTCCTCGGTTCCTTTGAAAGTCCTTTCTCCGCACGCTAAAGTAAAATGATCTGCACGCAGTTCTCGCCACAGTGGCAGGCGGCGGTTGATCAGTTGTTCGCATCAATCTTTGATCCGACCGAAATACCCTACTATGTGAAGACTGTCATTGACGGTAGTTCACTTGTGGCAGTAGATGATGGTGAGCTTGTGGGGTTTCTGCTCTTGACACATACGCCGAATGATGTATGCGAGTATCAGCTGGCATACCTTGCAGTTGATGAACGATATAGACAACAAGGGGTTGCATCCGCCATGCTAGAAGCTCTCCCACACAGTGTATGGCTTGAAGTCTTGAGCTCGAACACCACCGCGTGTGATTTCTACCTGAAACGAGGGTTCACGATTCATGAATCCTTCACGTGCTCAGACGGAACAGGGGGGCATGTATTCATTTCTCCACAGTAGACAAATGTACGACATCTTCACGACCGCTTACCTCTTCTTCCTTCTCTGCCCGGGCGTGGTGCTGTCCCTTGGAACCGGCATGACGGCCGCCGCTATCCACGCCGTGGTGTTCTTCCTGATCCTGCAGTATGTGTCTCTCTACATCCCCTGGTGGGCTGTGTGGGTCGTGGGCATCTCGTTTGTCTCGTATAAGGTGTATTCGGGAGGTGTGTAAAAATTCTTCCTGCCTAAGAACCAAACAAATGGATTCTAAGCCGAAGCCCACCCCGTCTGCTGGTGTTGATGTTGCGGACATTGTGACTCGCCTCGTGAAGTATCTTCTGGAGGGTCTCGCAGTGGCCATTGCCGCGTTCGTGCTCCCGGGCAAGACCCTCAAGGTCGCCGAGGTTGGCATGATCGCCCTCGTTGCGACTGCGACGTTCGCCATCCTGGACATCTACGCCCCGAGCGTGGGTGCCTCGGCTCGCACGGGTGCTGGATTCGGAATCGGTGCCAACCTGGTGGGATTCCCCCGCGTGTAAGAAGTTGATTATACTGACTTCAGAGCCATTACTAAGTGAGATGCCAACGTTGTAGTCAGCAACGTTCCATAGTTATTTTGCGTGAGCTGCATTGTGCCTAGTGCGACAACACAGACCGGACTTGATGTAGAAACCAGCGTGTAGATAATCTCCCCCACAGTGTGCGGGACGCAAAATGCGTCATATATCCTTGATGCCCCATAGTGAACCACATAGTTACCTGCGACCGCGAGAAGGCCCTTACCGACGACAAGCCCAATATGTTCCATTTACCACTTACCTACCTCTAAGAAACTAATGGAAACAGCTTCCATTTTCTTAGTGCGATACAACGGACGTTGGGTGAAGATTCAACCCCGCCTCTTTGAGCCTGAGAGAATGACAACGGATATTGCATGGATCCAGATCAAGGAGGAGGTGTCCGTTGAGGAGGCCTACCGCCGTTGGTTTGAGCTGCAGCGTAGAATTTCTCGTGTTCTCAAGTAATGAATACCTGGCTTATTGCAGTGGCATTGGTCGTGATCGGATATCTGGTGTGGAGGCTGTGGAAGCCCGTGGTGATGCCGAAGCGTAGTGTTCCCAAGGATAAGGCCAACCTGTATTTCTTCCACACCGATTGGTGCGGACACTGCATCAAGGCCATGCCGGAGTGGGAGACACTGGAATCCGGCCCGAAGCAGTTCGGAAACACGGAGGTTTCGTTCATTCGTGTGAACGCTGAGAAGGAGCGGGAGACAGCCGATCTCTACGAGATCAATGCCTACCCGACAGTCAAGCTGGAGACCTCCACGTCGCTGTATACCTACGATGGCAGGGTGACTGCCGAGGGATTAACGCAGTATCTCCGGACTACATTTGGAAAAGAATCGTGAAGCCTGTGAGTATCCCTGTTGATACATCTCATCCTTATCCGCATCTGTGAGTTCCTGCATGAGCGAGATGGTGTCATTGCGGAACCACACGACATTGTCTGTGTGTGCATCACTGCGAAAGGCTTCGTAGAGCGTGGCAACATAGTTGGAGACTGACATGGACTTGAGACGTTCGGGTGTAATACTCAGCTCCGAGCGGCTGATGTGGAAGACCAGGCAATCGTTCGGCACCACCTTGTGCAGGTTGTGAACGTAGAATCCTCCGTCAATGTACACGTTATTGTAGAGGATCTGAGGGCGAAAGATGAACGGCAAACAGCAGGATGCTCGGATCGCGTCTATGATAGGGACCTTTCCGGTCAGGAACACCGTCCGACGCGTGGTCAGGTTTGCAGCTACAATATAGAGTTTCTGAGGGGTGTCATCAATCACCGCATTTCGCAAATCAATCCCTTGATTGTCAAATGCCTTGAGAACGGTCTGTGTGAAGGCGTCCATTGTGAAGAGGGACTTCTCCGTAGAAAAAGACGTGATGGTGGCCAAGTTAATGGAAGGGATGACTGAAGACAGGTTGAAGTCTGTTGAAAACATCAACTTGATCGCATGAACTGGGACATTGTATGCGAGAGCGGTTGCAATGATGGAGCCCGCCGAACACCCGTAGATGCCCTTGGGGAAGATGAGAGGTTGATGTTTTTCTAGAGCAGCTAATCCTCCAATCATGATGCCCCCGCGGACACCTCCGCCACCGAGTGCAAGTGATGGAAACATTCTTATAGTGACTATGTAAGGATGCTGAAAGCCAGAGATGTCTGGGACGAGGCCGATGAACGCCGCGAGAAACGTATGAGAGCCATGAGACCTGTGCTCAGTCAGCTCTACGGTCAAATCCGCAAGCAAGCTGTCCACTCCCCCACTGCACCGTATATCGTCTTTGAAATCCCTGCGTATGTCTTTGGATATCCCTTGTTTCAGATGGCCGAAGCCCGCGAATACATCATGAATACCCTGTCACAGGGTGGATACATGGTGTGGGTCATTGATGAGAAGTATCTGCTGATTTCTTGGCTCAAGACGGCTGGTGGCAAGCTGTCCCAACACCGCCCACCGTTGCTGACCAACTACCGCCCGCAAGTGTATGATCCTTCAACCCTGGGAAGTATGAGGTAAAACGGAAGATTCGTTGTCACAACCTTTAAATAGCATATGTGTGAACATGACGTTGTGGTCAATGATGGTGAACGCGTGTGCACTCTCTGCGGAACGATTCTTGGGTCGGCCATTGATGAGGGAGCCGAATGGCGAGTCTACGGCAATACTGAAGATGACCCGTCCCGAACGGGGACGATCACGAGCGAACTCCTTCCTGATTCCTCCTACGGATCTATGATGATGCGTCGTCGGGGTGGACAACAGTCCGACGAGGCCAAGTCAATCGCAAAGCTGTCTTCGTGGTCGTTCTCGAGCCACGGAGAGAGATCATGGATGGGTATATTTGATGCCATTCAACAGTCGTGTCTACGAGCGGGATTACCCAAGGCCATTGTGATGGACGGATGTGCACTCTTCAAGAAGGTAGAGGATGCTCAAAAGACCCGTGGAGAAACCCGTCGTGCCCTGATGGCCGCAGCAATCTTCACCTCCTGTCGGCAGCATAATGCGACTCGCACGCACGAAGAAGTAGCTGCCCTGTTCCACGTAAGCATTCGCTCACTGTGCAAAGCCCTGATGCGGTTCACGGACGGTGGATCCAATGTGCTGAGCACGCAGCTAGGGATTGCAGAACGTATCTGTGCGGAGATGGATTTGTCCGACACAGATCGCGATGCGATTGTATTGATGCTGCAGAAGCTGCCCGAGATGGAGCACACGCCCAAGACCATTGTGGCTGGCGTAGTCTGTTCAGTGCTCGGAGGCCAAATCACCAAGGTGTCAGCTGCTTCGGGGGTGTCATCGGTGTCCATTCGCAAGATCGTGGACAAGTTTAAGGCGAGTGTTTAGGCGTTATAGATCATCATGTTTGGCCTATAGCACTGCCCCGCCACAATCACAT